GACTAGGAGGTTGTGTAGCAGCAGCACTCCAAACTCCATCAACACTCGCAGCGGTATAGACTTCAAACTCATCATCTACCACGACAATGTTTTCAGAATTTGGGTATTGACTACACACTCCTTTTGTAGGATTAGCCGTGCCGATTGTGGCAATGGGAACAAGCACCCAAGAGCCAGCAGAATCTCTTGTTTGGATGCCTTCGTCTCGACACATAATGATGTAATCATTTGTTATGTCCATTTTCCAGCCGTATATCGGAGAAAATCCAGCCAACTCACCTTCATCGTCCCAATTAATACCTGTTTGAGAAACCCAAGTATGATCGGAATTATCAGTCATTAACCAAGTGCCTTGCTCAGGATGGAAAACCACCCCCCATCCAGTTGTGACCGGCGTAGTGTAATTTAACAACTTCCAGTTTGATATTTGCATCCTAAGAAAATACTGAATCCACTTGTAATATAGGTTTTGCAGCCAGTTCATAACCAAGGCAGGGGCCTTGTCCCCAATAGCCCACCCCGTAGCCTGCAAAGCTGCATCTGGAGCTAACGTGGTCCCCCCAGTTGTCGCCCATTCTGGAAATACTCCTGGAACGGCCAAAGTCTTTTTTACACTCATTTTTAATCCCCTACCGCATCAGACCAAGATCCGCCCGTGGTCCCTGCATCGTTACCAAACCCGGTATTGATGTCCGTCTCCACCAAATTACTGCTCGAAAACGCAAAAATCTCATCGTCTTCGTTCTCGGAATACTGAAAAAATGGTCTTGTACCAATAGGCTTGACATCTTGCAACAGTGCTAGAAATTGTGCGGGCGTAGGGTCGTCCACCCCCATAACACCCACCAAACGAACGATAAAAGCAGCCGGAAAATGTTCCTTTATTTCATAATTTCTATCATCGAAATTCAAACATGCCCGAAGAACGTCTTCTATCGTACCCTCGCTGCTATTAATCTGAATTTGCGCTTTAATCGCTAAACGGTAGTCGGTATCTGGACGTCCTACTCTCAATTCCCCCGGCAAGGATCCCTCGTTATCCAACGTGACGCCTACAGCGTTGTCTATAGTGATATTTTTAATCTGGAATAAAGCATCCTCAAGGTCTTGAATTTGTCTACTGTAAGAAGTAATAAACCCTTCAAATTTGGCCTTTGCCTTGAATAGCCCTATTTGCTTTTCTAAAGCCTGGACCACATGATCTTCTATATAGGTTAGGGTCATACTATCACGATTTTTCCTGTACTCAAACTCACGATTTCTCGGACACCTATAGAAATATTAGCCGTGCCTGTAGGATCTGGTACAATGTCCATATAAAAAGTAGGCACGTCAACCACGCCAGTTATTGTCAACGGAATAGCTTTGAACTGTAAAATGATTGCATCAACCCCAATCGTTAACGTAGCAGCATACGCCACAAGCGCCGCTTTTACCAAGGCATCCCCATCCACGGGATAAGTGGAATCTATTGTTAAAGTCAATTTTATATGTAAAATAATCTCAGTTGGTCTGGTCAATCCAATATCATGAGAAAACCCTTGTGAATCGTCGATAGCAACTACAGTACTTCCCCACGACCTAATTCCTAAAGGTTTTGTGTCAAAAATAGCCTGTGCCACATCGACATCCGTACCCCCCAACGCAACTACTTCAAAACTGTTTGGTGGTAACCCATCCGAGGAAAAATAATGTTTATCGTTTTCATACAAAATAACCTGGTCAACATCGTCCACTAAAGTGACCGCCGCTTTTAACGCTTCGAAAGTGCTAGATCCGGCAGCGCGCACCGTATTCAAACGATTTATTCTAACAGAAGGGTCTAGTTCCTCTAAATTACCGGGCACAGCATCTTCTGAATTGAAACCCTTGATTAAGTCTGTAACGAAAACGAGAACCGCGTTAGCCGTGCCCCCCGTTATTTTGATGGCGCTTCCCGTTCCTTCGGTATCGCTGGCGACTCGCACATAGGTACCTACCGCATATGAATCGACTCCAGTAGTGTCCGCTTCGATTTGCGTAGCTACATCAGACGCTGACCACGGGTTACCCGCCGCGAAAGTCACTGTTTGCGTCGCGCCTTGGTCAACCTGCAAAGTCAACGATGTACCATCTAAAGAATAGGTTTCTGCCGTGGCGCAAGTCAAAGCAGCCGCAGCACTCCACCCAGAAATAGATGTCTGTATCGTGTCGATGGTTCCTGAATAGCCGTTTATTTCTCCATATTCTTCAGATTCCGCAGTAGTAGAATATGTTCCTTTATACCCGCTAGAATTAGTAACAGCAGCCGTTGTAATGAATCGCGCTCCGGAAGGTCCCACACTCACAACGCTGTCAATGGGTATAGTTACCCCGTTGTCCAAATACAGTCTATCTAGTGTTACGGAGCTTCTTTCGGGCTCTTCTCTTCTATATCCCGTAATGGAACAAACAGAGTCCAACGACGCCCCAGAAGCCGAATCAGGATAACGAGAGGCATAAACAGCCTCGGCCAAGTCCCACATCTGTCTGATTTGATCCGCGAAGATACCGTTATTTTTTCCAATCACTCCGGAATTTAATAAATTTAAAGTAGGGGAGATCAGGTCTTGTTGATCTTCGCCGATCTCATTTACAACAGCTTCGAGATCTTTCTTCACAAAACCAGTTGAGGTAACTCCGTAGGTCGTCATATAATCAGCTCCTTATCATATACAAATGTACCCTCTACAGTGTCTGCCGTAAAGCTTAAAGAAAGTACTCGAGTTGAATTAATATAATCGGCCTGTAGGTCTTTAACCCCCAAAATGCCAGGAGTAGTGAGGATCCCTTTTCGAATTATCCCTTTTATCAGCACCAGTCTTGGTTTTTGGCCTAGAATTTGCTGGTAATATGGAATACCTATTCGTTGGTCAAGGAACCATTCCCCAAGGAAGGTTAACAACCGAACTTCGCAGTCTTGAGCTATGGCGTCAACCCCATCTATCAAAACTAAGTCGTCGTTTTCAATAGCCAAATCGTAATTATTATCGAGCTTAAAATCAGTCATTGCGCTTTAACCTTAGTTTGCCCGGCATCAGATATTTCTAAATCGCATTCACAAACCGCTGTCCTATAAGGAGACGCTATTTCCTGCCAAGACCCTACACAACTACCCTTATCACCCTTTCTCATGACTAATTTGCCTTCTGCTTTTGTCTTCGTTGCCGACACTAAAACAAAACCAGCACCCGATATAAAAGTAAAAGTAGTGGATGTAAATGGGCAGGGCATAGCAGGGGAAGGCCAAGTAATGCTTATGGTTTCTGTACAAATGGATTTGCTAGCAGCCTTACATTTTGTAGATTCTATCGTTACCACTTGAGTGCCTAAACCTACATCCCCCGTATAAACCAGGCCGGGAGGATCGCTAGGAGTACCGGCACGTGTAAATTTAACCAGCAAATCCGTGTTTGCAATGTCTTTTAAGCTCATGGATCCACCGTGAAATTTCCGTTTACGTCCAGTTTGCCGGTAGAATCGATGGTGATGTATTTTCCACTCACCCCATCAGCCCCGAATGCCATTTTTCCAGCAGTAGCAGAGTCGCTTAGGACCCTGTTCAATTGAGTATAAAAACCAGGTATGGCCACCGCGTCCGAAATATCATGCTCCCTCAAATCAACTGGGTCAGTTTGGACCTTCCCACCGCTTGCTATAAATGAGTCAATCGAATTGTCACAATATACAAGCAGTACGAGATCTCCTCGTTGAATAGGGAATTTAAAGAAAAAACCGCCTCCTCCGGGCATTAGAACAGGCACGTCTTTCAAAGGTTGTAATTCGTCCAGCCCATCGGTTCCGTTGCTATTCAAAAACGGTCTACTCACACCAGGCAACACCTCCGCCGTTCGTGTGTTCTCGTCGTAAGATTGAATAATACCTGGCCCAGCAACATACATCATGGAAGGAACTTGGCCCATCGCAGCCTGAATTACTTCAGTGAGATCTGGGGATCTGCTTTGTGATAGGTTACCGCTCAAAATAAAGGTGTCCCTTCAAAATGTGTATACCACTCATTGCCCCAGGTGTCTCCCGCATGTGTGGCTTTCTCAACTCGATATTGCCCGTTAACCGTTTTAGATAAGATGTTCAGGCGGCGTCCTGGCTTAATATCCCCTTGTAAGAGGCTCGTTCCAGTGATCATCCCCTTCTCGCCTTGCTCCGGGGAAGCAATCAAGCCTGTATCCGGCGTGAGTGTAACAGCGGCATCCAAAAGAGTATCTTCTAGCCCCAAGACCTGCAATTGTCCGTCTTGTATAGACCAGTTATAACCTATTGATTTGATATACCTATTTAGAATTTCCGAGGCGCGCCCCGCTACAGTCACACTTCTCGTAAAAGTCGAAAACCTTTTTCTAAAGACAGCGGAATTCGCCAGTTTCAAAGCGGAATTACCCACCCCGATTTTCATAGCCTTGGCCACTTCGGAAATAACTGTAGCCACTGGAGTACCTTTACCAAAAGTTTTATTAAACCGAGGAGAGCTATACTGCTTCCCTCCGTCAGTAGCTTCGATCTTTGTTGTCCAATCAATACCGTCGTAACCACTCTCTGCATATACGATGTCCCCGGAAAAAAGCATCTGCAAAGTGGCTATGTATCCCCCCTCAATCACTAGGGGCCATTCGTATCCCGCTGCAACGATGTCACCCTTAGGACTTCTAGGAATAAGGTTAGCTCCCTCCTGGAGTACCCTCCTGTTCGTCTCATCGAGATTGTAAACTGTCACTGTGGCTGTGTTAGGGTCTTTGTTCAAAGATCGCTCTACTGAAAAAATTACTCTCAGCATAGGCTCAAGGGTTTTATTTGTAGGATCAAGTGTCTGTAACTGCATAGGAAGGCCCTTTGAGCCTACTTGCAATTTTAAATCTCGATTAAAAAGGTCTTGGGAAGAGCCTATCATGGAAGACTGACCTCTTGAATGTAGGCCATCTCTGCACTAATTCCAAAATCTTCAACACCTGAATCCGTAGGGTTGTCTAACGTGTCGATACACATTATCTCGCCCGCTGGTCGCGCAGGTGTCGAATTATGAACCATAAGGCGCAACAATGGGAAATTCGAAACTGCTTTAATGCCGCTTCGCAATTGGTTACCATCTACATCAAGCAAATCAAAATACCAAAAATCCTCACGATCATTTAGCTGAAAATGGAGTTGAAAATCCTCACCATCCATGT